CCTGTCCGAGTCGCTGGCGCCGATGGACCGCACGGCGGTACTCAATCCGTTGTCGCGGGTCGAGTTCTCCGACGCGACCAAGGGGCTGTTCCACGACAGCACGAACATCCAGGGGCTGTATCGTGAGGGCAAGATGGCCCGGACGAGCGGCTTCGAGGTGTACGAAAACACCCTGCTGCCGGCGCACACGGCCGGCACGCTGGCGGGCACTCCGCTCACCACGGGCGCCAACATGGGCGTGTCGGCCACGGCGACCACGTGGGCAGCCACGTCGAACATCGACATTGACGGCGCGACCTCGGGCACCACGCTCAAGGTTGGCGACGTGTTGACGTTCGGCACGGTGGGCGCGGGCTGGGTGGATTGTCACCCGGAGACCAAGGCTTCTTACGGCAAGCTCAAGAAGTTTGTCGTGACGGCCGACGCGACGGTGGTGACGGCGGGCACGGCGACCGTGACCGTTTCTCCGGCACCGATGTTCGGGTCTGGCAATGCCTACCAGAACTGCATCCGGACAAAGGCGGACTCCGACAACATGACGGTGACGCTGTGGTCCGCTGCGGGCTCGACGTTCGGCCAGAATCTCCAGTTTGCCAACGACGCCTTTAGCATCGTGACGGCAGACCTCGAGGACGTTGGCCGTTACGGAAGCTGGGGCGCGCGGCAGACGCTGGACGGCATCTCGATGCGCATTGCGCGGCAGTATGTGCTGTCGAGCGATTCGTTCCCGTGCCGGCTCGACGTGCTGTGGGGCTTTGCGGCCCTGCGGCCCGATCAGGCGGTCAAGTCGATCCACACCCTGTAAAGGGAATGGGGGGCGGGGCTTCGGCCCCGCTCCCTTTTTGGGAGCTTATGGCGTTCAAGCACAAGGCAAAGCCGGTTCACGTCTACATCGCGACACCGGCCTATGACGGCAAGGTCCAGACTGATTATGCAATGTCGCTGGCAGAGACCTGCCAACTGGCGACGGCGAACGGGGTGCGGATTACGGTCTGCATCATGCGCAACAACATTTTCATCGACCACGCGCGCAACCATTTCGTGCGGTTGTTTCTGGAATCGGATGCAACGCACCTGTTCTTCATCGACTCGGACCTGAAGTTCGAGCCGCGTGGCGTGGTGGGACTGGCAGCCTCGGGCCTCGAAATCTGCGCGGGCGTGTACCCGAAGCGGCAGGAGCCCGAGGAATACCCGGCACGGTTTGCGATCAATCCCGCCACCGACGGGATCTGGGTCGAAAACAACCTCGTGCTGTGCTCGCGGGTGCCCACCGGGTTTCTGTGTATCGAGCGCAAGGTGGTGCAGGCACTGTGGGACAAGGCGCCGCAGTACCGCAACTCCAATGAGGAGCCGGTGCGGAGGCTGTTTTACACCTACATCAACGACGCTGGCACGTTGGTGGGTGAGGACTTCGCGTTTTGCGAGGCTTACGAAAAGCAGTTCGAGAAACTGATCCCGGTGTTTCCCGACCTCGATTTCGTGCACGGTGAGAGGTATGTGGGCAACTTCCACAACTTCCTCAACAAGCTCACGGAAATCGAGCGGGCCGAAACGAGTGTGGCGGCATGAGCGAACTGCTGCTCGGCTGCGGCAACAGCCGCGAGAAGAAAATCCGCCACGGCAACCTGAGCGAGGAATGGAATGCCCTGACGACGCTGGACATTGATCCGGCGTGCAGTCCGGACGTAGTGCACGATCTCGACGTGTTGCCGTATCCGTTCGATGACAACGCATTTGACGAGATTCATGCCTATGAAGTGCTCGAGCACTTCGGACGGCAGGGCGACTGGCGCGCGTTCTTTGCGCAGTTCAACGAGCTGCATCGCATCTTGAAGCCAGACGGGCTGCTGGTGGCGACGGTTCCCGCGTGGGACAGTCCGTGGGCGTGGGGCGACCCAGGCCACACGCGCATCATTACGCAGGGCACGCTCGCGTTCCTGTCGCAGGAGATCTACCGGACCAAGATCGGCAATACGAACATGACGGACTATCGTGGCGTGTACTCGGCCGACTTCCGGCTGCTGGCGACGCACGATACGGAGCACAACTTCTGCTTCATCATTCAGGCGATCAAATGACCAATCTAGATATCATCACCTCGGCGCTGCGGTTGCTCGGAGTCATTGCGGTCTCGGAGCAGGCGTCTGCGGAGGATGCGCAACTCGGCCTCACGGTGCTGAATGACTTCCTCGAGGAATGGTCGGCCCGCGACATCGACGTGGGACACTGGCCGCAGACAGACGTTGACGCCGACTTTCCCGGCGAGGCGGCGGTGGCTCTGACCGTCAAGGCGTTTCTGGCGACGATGCTCGCCCCCTATTTCGAGCGGCAGCCTTCGCCGCTGGTCATCCTGCAGGCAAGCACCGGCTATGAGCGGCTGTTGCGCGAGGCGGTGACGGGGCAGATGAAGGAAGCTTCGATGTCGCACCTGCCTGGCGCGCAGTCCACCTGGGACATCGGCTGATGCGACTGCCGCTCGACACCTCGGCGCGGGCCGTTCCGTCTGCCGTTGCGCGGTTGGTGAACGTGCAGGCCGAGCAGAATCCGCCGGATGCCAGCACTCCCGCGCGCATCATGCACGCGCCGGGCGTGCGGGCGTATCGGTCGGGTCACGGTGTCGGGCGCGGGTTGCACGTCATGGGCGGCAGCCTGTACTCCATCGAGGGCACCGGGCTGTATCGCGACGGCGAACTGATCGGGAACATTCCCGGCAGCGACCCGGTGAGCATGACCGACAACGGCGCGACGCTGCTGACAAGCGGCGGGTACTACACCACGGGTGGGGCGGTATCGCAGATTACCGACCTCAACTTTCCCGGCGCCTCGGTGGTCGATTTCATTGACGGATACTTCGTGTTCCTCGAGCCATCGTCGGCCCGCTTCTGGGTCACCGAACTGTACTCGGTGACCATTGACCCGCTCAAGTTCGCAACGGCCGAAGGATCTCCGGACGCACTGGTGGACTTGATTGTCGATACCCGCGAAGTCGTCCTGTTCGGGACCAACTCGCTCGAGCGTTACTACAATGCCGGCGCGGATAACTTCCCGCTGGAACGATCCCCGCAAGGCTTCTCGGAAATCGGGTGCCTTGGCGGCGTGGCGAAGCTGGATAATTCCATCTTCTGGGTCGCCAATGACCAGACGGTGAGGCGTCTCACCGGCTCTACGCCGCAACGGGTCAGCACGCACGCAGTCGAGGAGCGCATCCGGGGCTTGTCCGGCAGGCCGCGGGCGTTTTCGTATGCGCTCGAGGGCCACCTCGTCTACGTCTGCTCGTGGGACGATGCTACGCTGTGCTACGACGCAACAACGGCGACATGGTTCGAGCGGCAGAGCTACGACGGCGAACGCTGGCGCGCGTGCGCCACCGCAATCGTTGGCGATACGGTCTACGTGCAGGACCGCGATACGGGTGCCGTTGGCATTCTTGACGCCGATGCCCGCACCGAATGGGGCGCCCCGGTTGTAACCGAGTGGACGTATCCGGCAGCGTATGACGGACACCGGCGCCTGTTCCACTCGCGGCTTGAGCTGATTTGCGGGATGGGGGCCGGCGGGGTCGTGATGCTCGAGGCGAGCGACGACGGCGGCAAGACGTGGCGATTTCTGCCGTCCCGGCCGCTCGGTGCCACGGGGGCATTCAGGAACCGGGCGACGTGGTGGCGGCTCGGCAGCGCCCGGCAGCGCGTCTATCGCATGTCGATCAGTGATGCAGTGCCGGTGAACATCTGGGACACCCGGCTGGATGTCGGCTGATGGCAAACGCACTCGTCAAGAAATTCCGCAATGAACTGACGGCAGCCAGAAAGGCGCCGCGCAATGCGATTCTCGACTTTACCCGTGGCGCGCTGATGGGCGGCACGACGGACGTGCTCGGCTATCCCGTGGACTTGATGACGATGGCAATGCGGCCGTTTGGATACAACGTCGAGAAGCCTGTCGGTGGTTCTGACTGGCTTGCGGATCGGTTTACGTCCCCCACCGGCAGTATTGCGGAAACGGCCGGGCGCATGATGACCGGGATGGTGACTCCGGGGCCGAACGAACTGCTTGGGCTCATGGGCGTCACGAAGCGAGCGCCCGTGAATGAACTCATCACCTACCACGGCAGCCCGCACCGCATCAACAACGTGGATGCCGAGAATCCCGTGGGCAAGTTCGACATCTCCAAAGTGGGGACGGGCGAGGGTGCGCAGGCTTACGGGTACGGGATTTATCTGGCTGAGTCGCCGGGGGTAGCGAAAACGTACATGAGGCCGGTGGGGTTCCAGACTCCCAGAATAGATGAGGATGTTGTGGATGCGTTAGGGGGGCTTGGGAATCTTGGATTTGATTCTCCCACGCAAGCAATCGCGGCGATTAGGAAAGAGCCGAAAACGTGGATGTCCATATGGGACGCCGCGAGACCAGAAGATGCGGCAGCGGCGGCGAAAATAAACGAGTACATCGCCAAGTACCCTGATGGCCGCGTACACCCGTCCTTCTACACCGTAGACCTCCCCGACGAGCACATTGCCAAGATGCTCGACTGGGACGCGCCGCTGAGTGAGCAGCCGGAGGCGGTAAGGGCGCAAATCAATGCGCTGCTGGACAGTGGAGTGCTTGAGGCTGATTCGGTCAAGGCGATTCGCGATTACGATTCGCCGGGCAGTGTCATTTATAAAATGATCGCCAACGATACGAAGGCGGCTGGCGAGGCAATGGACGCATATCCCGGCGCACAGGGCGCGTCACGCAGGCTGCATGAGTTGGGCATCCCCGGCATCAAGTATTTCGACGGCGGCTCTCGCTCAGCAGGCAAGGGCACCCGCAACTTCGTCATCTTCTCTGGCGACACCGCCAAGATTCTGAAGCGCGAATGAAGTCCGTTAAAAACATGCCCTTTCGCTTTCCGGACGGCCCGATAGACGGGCGTGCGCTCGCGCAGATTCTCGGTGTGTGGCAGCGGGAGATTCTGGCCGAGTTCGACATTCGCAACGCGCAGGCGTTTCCCGGTGCGATTGCGGCCAACAATGACGGCACTGTCACGCTCGGGCGCTATTCGCAGGTGGCGGACCAGCGCACCCTGCCGCAAATC